CTGAGCAATGTCTTTTGTGAATTCGATTAAGCCTTCTTCTGTGTCTGCATATTCAGCATCCAATTCATAGCCTAAAGCTCTTGCAATTGTATCTGCTACAGACCCAATAGAGTCGTCTCCATCTTCATCATCAAAATCACCTTCGTCATCGTTATCGTCATTTACTGACTTATACTTTTGTCCAGGTTCATCATCAGAGTCATTATCATCAGGAAGATTTGGATCTTCATCCTCGTCCTCCTCAGGATCGTCTTCTAAATTGTCAATGTTGTTATCAGAATCCTCATTAGGATCTGAAGGTGTCAGTCCGTCTCCTATCATGTCGTCGAAAGAGATGTCTGAGAAGTTAAGTTTTTGTTCTGGTTTACTCATACAACAAAGGTATTGGTTTACTTTTAATCTTAAAGTATAAATTTATCTTTTATACTTTTGCTTATTGTATAGCACTTGCTATAATTTTAGCTTAGCAAATTTTGAAGAAACTTTTGATTTAAGGCCTCCTTTTTTGAAGTAATAGTCAGCGTTTACACCATTAGTATTACCTGAGAATCTGTTAACTCCAGGGTCTTGCCAAGACTGTTCTGATCTTGGACCAGTTGTAGAGTTTGCATTAAGCATGTTTTTATTCATTCCTCCTTCTGCAAATTCACCAGAAATTTTTCTTGTAAACGGTGCTTCTGGCTTAGGGGCTCCTTTAATAAAGCCTTTTAAACTTCTCCTAGTTTTAGTCTCAACACTGTCATAGTTTTTCTCTGCTGCTCTTCTTTTTCTTAATTTTTCCTTTTGCTCTTTTCCACTTGTTTGAATATCTTTATCCCCTTTAGGTTTATAGACAGGGTCAAAATCAGAAGTTGGACTTCCAGTAGGATTGGTAATGTGAATTATTTTTCCATCAGGAGTTTCCCATCTAATAAACTCTTGATTTTTATCATGCACTCTAACTACTACTCCGTTATTTGCAGTTTGCATTTCAGTTTTATACTCACCTTCCACACGAGCAGGCTTATCAGTAAGTTGGGCAGTAATTGGAAGGCCGTTTACTGGAATTGGTTTCATTCCAATAGGCTCCATTGGTTCTCCAGCTGTTTCAAGAACATGGTGCTCTTGTGGGGCTGGATAATACCCTGTATAATATCCAGTTACAGAGTTTCTATTACGTTTGTCTCTAGCAACATTTTTATCAAAATTTTTACCTGCATTTGGGCCGTAAGTACCTTTGTTAAATTTGCTTTGTACATAAACTTCTCCTGGAGTTTTACTTGGCCAAACTAGTCCTACAGTAGCAGGTTTAATTTCTTTTCCAGTAGCACTATTTATTGGATAATTTGTTTTGCCAAATGGATTATAGTTAACACCTTGTTCTATAAAATTTTTGTGTATTTCAGAAGGTATTCCATTAGTAACTGTTGGATTAACCTTTAAATAGTTTATAAGGTTTTGAGTATTTTGATGAGCAAATGAACTATCTGCTTCTGCACCACTTGCTATTTGAAATTCTCTAGGGTCAGTATGGTAAACAATCCTAGGGTTAGTTACAAAGTAATTAGGAGGATAAGTCTGATTAGTAGATTTTTTAGCAGGTTCTTTCTTTTTATTAGGGCCTCCATTCTTATATTTGTATCCACCATAACGAGATGCTTTGGGAAGACCGTAATCTTCTGTGTTTGTTTTGTTTTCTGCTACAGCATTGTGAGTAATTAGAAATCTTTTAACTGCGTCTCTTTTAGCTTGATTATATTGTTCAAGTTCGTCACCAGTAAGATCTTCAATATTTTTTCCATTTACAAATTTAGAAGATCCTGTAGGATAACCAATAGCTTGATAGAATCTTGTCATTTGCCCTTCTTCTGCACTTTCTTTATTAAAAAGCCCAGATTTACCTTTAGTTCTACCTGATTCTAAAATATCATACATTTCATCTTCAGTGTAGTTTTTTGTAGCATCTAAATTAAGGGCTTTTCTAGCAGTTTGTAGACTGGTGTAATATTCTTCTGGGTCTGCATAATAAGCTCCCATGCTTTTATCGACATCTTTGTATCCCATGCTATTTACTAAATCTGGAGTAATAGTGTTTCCAAGTATTTCCATACCTGCAGCATGAGTGTTATTAGGAATTTGTCCAGCTATGTTTGAACCAATATGGTTAAGTTCCTCATAAGCTACATAAGGCCTTGCTCCTTCTAGCCCTCTATAATACACAGAATTTGTATTTAAATAATCTTTTTCTCCAGCTTCATTTATTGTTTTCATGTACCCTTTTTCTAATTTAGGAGAAGAGTAAGGATTGTTTTTTAAAGCTTCGTCTGCAGCATCTTGGATATTACCTGTTTGAATATTATCAAAAAGAGCAGGTGTAGCAGCAGTTGCTAAACTAGGTGCTTTTCCACCAAGGTAGTTTGTTTTATCATAAGCTTCTTCTGTAAAATATTGAGCTGGTGCAGAGTTCCTAAACGTATTTAAAAATACATCTGATGTGTCTGTAAATTGTGGAAGTTGTTTTCTTTTTTCAAACCAATCATTTCCCCAAGATCTAGCTTCAGAGTCAGCTTTGTCAAAAACTTCTTTATTAGCTTTATAATATTCTGTATTTTTTTCAAGTCCCATTACAGCATCATGCATGTCACGATATATTTTCTGATCTGGGTCACGTGGATCATAATCTACTCTGCCTCCAACACGTGTATTAGGATCTTTATCGTCAAATATTTTTTGGTCTGCATCGTTATACCAATCTCTAGCTAATGATGGGCCAATTACTTTAGTAGTATAAGTTCCGTCTCCGTTATCTTTTTTATAGTGTATTACTCCTACACCAGGGTTACCACTTGGTTTTATAAAATACTCTCCTCTATCTACTGGTTGGTAAGGAGATTGTGTATTTTGTAATTGTAGCTGTAAATCTATTTTTGGAACAGGTAGTAATCCAGGCTCTTTCATTTTAGGTTGAGGTTTTTGAGCATTTGTAAGATCTTTCCATGGAGTTACAGCAAGTTTATCATAAGTCCAAACTGTAGCGGCATCATACCCTGACGCAGTTGGATTACTAAAGTCACGTTCAAAGGTTGTTGCACTTTGAGGCTTAATTCTATCATCATATAGTTGCATAGGAGAATCTAAATTTAGAGTGTATTCTTGCAGCTCTCTTTGTTTGAATTTATGATTACCTAAATCTTTATAGTAAGCCTCGTTAGGTACTATTTCTGCAGTTGTTCCCGCAATTCCATTTCTTACTGTTCTACGAACCTGTGGTTGAATTGACTTAAGATACTCGACCCAATCTGATGTTAAATTTGATAAATTTGTTGCACCATCTGTAGCAGTATATCCAGAATTTTTATAAAAATTTGTTACTTGATTAGCATTATTTGCAATAAGACTTGAATCAGCTGCAGTAGCTATGTTTCCTTTTTTAAGTGGGTCACCTTCTAATCCACCTGTTTCAAATTTAAAACCTCCTTTTCTTTTTTCTTGCATTAAACCTAATCTTCCTGTTTGCTCATAAAATTTGCTATAAGCTCCAGGGTCAGCCATTGTTTTAAACCTTTCTCCGGTAAGTCTGTATCTATCTTCTGCACCACGTTGTCCAATATATTGACCAGCAACTATAGTTGGTATATCAACATCACCGTCTTCAAACCCTGCTGTCATTTTATATTCTGTAGCACCAGTTCCCATACCTAAGCTAGGCCTTTGTGGATCTGGAAGAATTTCACCAGTTTTAGGATTTTTTGGTTGATTATATTCTGGCAGGGTATATATGTTTTGTTCTTTAAGAGGTAATCCAAACGGCATTTCTGGTGGATCTTCTTTCCCCCCTAATGCATACTTTAATCCCCCAAATACATATTTTTTAGGGTTTACCATTGTAAGGTCAGGGTGTTCTACTGTTGCTCTATGAGCAATAGAACCACGTTGTTCCTTAGAAAATGGGAAGTGAGAACTAAACTTGTTGTATTGGTCGTCTGTAAACTTTTCTACAAATCCTCCAGTAGCCATTAGCACTTGCCCACCTGCAGATCCTTTTGCATTAGTTGACATTCCAACAGGTTGTTGTTGAGTTGAGTCTACTAAGTTAGGATTAGATGGTGGTGGTGGGCTTGGAAGGCTTTGACCTTGAAGTCCCGGAGGTGGCCCTGTAGGAGCTTGAGGCATTTCTTGTGGAAGAGGTTGTTGCCCAGGAGGCATCATTCCAGATTGCTGTGCAGCCATGTCAGACATTTGCTGACCTTGTTGTTGCTGCTGTTGTTGTTGGAATTCCCCAATTAAATCTTTACCTTGCTCGTAAGCAGTAAACACATCCAAGATACTTCCTGGAAATCCTGATTGACGAGCCTTAGATAAAAGCTCCCTACGAGTTTGGTTATCTAACATAATTTAAAAGTTTAAGACAAGAACTTAAGCTTGTATTTAGCAGAGTTCAATGTAGCTTTTACATTGTCTAATTCGTTATCAATTTCAGAAAAAGAGTTAACGTCTTGTATGTCTGAAATTTTACCGTGAAGCTCATCAATATACACAAGTGCCTCTTTAACACTTGACATTGCAGGTGCACATACGTATGAAGGCATATCTGCAGGATACTTTGGAATTTCTCCAGTTGCTCCTTGATAGCTTTCAGCAATTCCGTCTGCCAGGTCAGGAAGAGCATCATATAATTCGTTTAATGCTTTGTGTGCTGCATAACTTCCAGGACCTGTTACAGTTAAATGAAGGATGTGAAACTTAAGTGCTGCATCTAGCATCTCCACAACTAAGCCTGGAATGCTTGATTTCTTTTTTGAATCTTTTAGTTTGTCAAGGTATCCCATTATTGTGGAGTATTATTTATGGTTTGTGATTTAGCATCAATTGCTTTTTCTTTGATTGCTAGATCTTGTTGTTTAAGTTGAAAGTCTTGCATCATTTTTTGAAGATTAGTTGATGCATTTTGTTCTGCAGTTTCTGCTTGAATAAGAGCAACTTCAATTTCAACTTGACGGTCTTTTTCTTTATTAAGCTGCTCCATTTCCATGGCTTGCTGTCTAAGTTGCATATCTTGTTGTTTAGCTTCTTGCTCTGCTTGTTGCTGAGCTTGTTGTAATTGCTCTTGAGCTTTTTCAGCCTGCACAATTTTGTCTTTAATCTGACTTAAACTGTCTGATTCAAACATAGATATAGCTGCAGAAAGTGGAAGACCATTTTGAACTGCTGCCTGAGCTAGTCCTTCTATCTTTTGCTTTTTCTCAAGATCTTTACCTGCATCAGTTACAAAGATTCCGTATTCAGTTTCCATGTGAGTCATAGGGTCTACGTCTACGTTAGCTAGAGTATTGTCAGGCATAACGTACATTGCTTTCTTTCCTTTGGCCCAAGCCTCTTTAGAGTAATCAAGTAATCCACGTAACTCTCTTTCTTCAAAATAGCTAAACTTACGGAAGATGTCTTCTGTAATGTGAGAAGACTGTACGATAGATTGTTGAGATGTAGACTTACCTTCGTAAGTTCCCATTTGTCCCTGACGTTGTCTTGTTACCCCACTTACTTTTTCCCACTCAACCATGATAGATTCTAAGAGGGTAAGGTATTGAGAGATTGTCTTGATAGACATGTCAAGTACTGATTGGTGCTGAGGAGATAATTGAATTCCTTCTTTGTTGTAGTCAACCCAAGCAATACCTGTACCTTCTACATAGTACATAAACTTGTCCATGTCCCAGTTCTTTGGGATCATGTTAATATCGAACTGAGCTATAATATCTTTTGATCTAGCTATAGCTAATTCGAGACGGTATTTATAAATGTTGTAATTTAGCTGGTATGGAATACCTAAAGTTACAAGAGATATGTTTTGGGAATTAATATCAGAATACTTTCTTCCGTTAATTGGAAGTTTGCAAATGGACGGATTGTCTAAGCTGTTTCTTTGGTTTAAGCATGGACGAATATTAAGATAGAATCTTCTATCGATACGAGTACCCTCCCAAACTTCGTTTACCCACTCCCACTCCATCTTTGCACCTAATTCTTTTAACTCTGGAGTTAACTTGTATCCTTCT